TAATTTCACCAGGTGCTTCCTTTTTTTTATTGTTCATTAATAATTCTACACCAGGTAATGATGGGGCAGAATCAGAGGATAAATCAATAGGGTCAAAATTAAGCTTAATTTCCTCTAAACCATCTAATTTGGGGCCAAGTTGAATAACATCCATTATGTTTATATAAGAACAATTAATTTTAAGTAATCCGCATTTATATTGTTTAAATACCAAATAAGTTGTAATAATGTATCCGCCAAATCATCTTTTTTCTTATGTTTTTCAAACCCTGTATTCCAGTGGTTAGCTACAATTAATTTTCGAACACAATCTACACTTATTTTTTTACGCTCTGCATAAGTAGACGGTCCTTTGTGGAATAATTTTAATTTATTCACGGATGAGACACAGACAACTTCTGCATGTTTCATAATCCAATATTGCATGACCATTCCTTGCAACATTTTCATACGGTTGGCCAACGGTCCTATTTGATTTTCAATAACGACAACATCCACTTTGGTAAACCTTTCATATTGTTTCACTAATTCTTTTCCTAAATCAATAGCAGAACACGTTTTAGCTGATTTACGTTTTACTTCTGTCAATTTTTTAGTATTCAATTGTTCTACCATACTTTCTTTTGTCTCACATTGTGTTATTCCGTGTAATTTGCATAACTTGGCTAATTCAGGTTTGGTTAATCCAGATAATGGAGGAACGGGTACGGCATGTTTTTTACAGAAAAAAAAAGTGTCTCTAAAAAACAAAGCAGGTTGTTTGCACTGTTTTTTATGAAAATGGGTACAAGTAGGTTGAGGGCCTAACAAATCCAATACATCCCAGTCTATTATTTTAAATGTGTCTGTTACAGAGGCAAGACAGTGTGCCAGATGGGTAATTCCAATATCAATCGATAATACCAACATACTAGTAGTAGTGATATGTATTTATGTTATCTTACTCGTTTATATAATTCAAAAACAGTAAGCGCACCGAGTATTTGTACAAGTATGTAAGGAACGAGTAATGTTGGGTTTTGTTTTCCAGCAAGTGTCATTAACACTGTAACAGCCGGATTGAAATTTCCTCCTGAAATAGGACCAGCTAAATAGGAAGCAAACGCTAGAGCGGCACCAATCGCAAGAGGGTTCCCAGTAACAATAATGACATACAAGAAAAAAACCGTTCCTACATATTCAATCAATAGTTCTTGCATACATAATAGATAGATTATATTTTTACAACTTTATCTTTTGTTATTTTGACTAAATGAGGATTCGGAACGTCTATTTTAGGTGGAGGAGTTTTCAACTCTTTTAGAATATCGGTATATGATTTCTTAGGCATTTTTATAAAGTAATTATAGTTTTTTATTTCAAATTTAATTTAACATCCATTTGAAATGTTTGTAATACCATCCCATGTGATATTACATCCGTTGGCCCATGATTGTTTTTGACAAGTAGTATATTTACTAAAATCCATTTCTCTACTACAGGTGTCCCCGCCCTTTCCTAAATTTTTTACATTGTAACATTTGGAAGGAGGACAAGTCGTCCCTGCATCATCAGATTTAGGCGTTTTATTATCTGGACAGCAACCATATTGTGTTTCACTGCATGTACTAACTGTATTATTTGAACTATCTAAATCATAATAAGAATTATACCAATAATCTGGACAACTGTCTACAGTGGGTGGATAAGTCCCTGATGTAGTTGTTTTTAAAACAACAGCGGTAATGGTTAACGCTACTAATAAACAAAATAATGTAGTCACAAAAACATAATTTTGAAAAGTATTCATTTAATATTTCTATATATTTTATTTTACAATTATATGAAAGCAAACGGACGAGTTGATATTTTAAATGTACCAAATAATTTAAGTTTGTATGATACTCCTAAAGTTTATACTTCTTCTTTTCAAGACGCATTGCATGGAATATGGTTAGAAACACCATTATCTAAAGCTTTTTTTTCAGTTCAAAACCAACAAATTATTCAAAATGGGTTACGTGCAGGTGTGTACAAATTATCCGGTGACAAATTTATTATTTCGGAACAATCCGATTCAGAACTTAAAATAGCCATGCGCACTATGTATCTTAATCATTGTGAAAATAGAATTGGAAATATTAAGGAACAAATTCAAGAGTTGAATCAATACGTACTTGATTATTGTGTTCCGCGTATTTACAGTGAAGCGAAAGGATATCTGCAATATTTAAAAGATGCAAGTACTCTTGTGGTTCCTATAGCAAGACCTATTCATGTTTCAACGGATAAAACACTCGAAATGAAACCATGGTTTTAATATTTAATCATCGTGTTGTTTTTTTTAAATTCTGAAGTTTCAAATGTTTCAAGGTAACTTTTATCAAAAGGTTCTTTGAAATCTGGTTCGCAGTTATTTGCACAATATCCCATGACATGATTTTCTGAATATGCTTTATTATAATTAAAAAAATGAGTATTTAAAGTTATCCAATCTTCAGGTGCAGTGTAATATTCAGGTATTTTATTAGGCAATGTTTGTACATGTGTTGCAGTCGTCCACCAAAAATTACCTGAATAATGATTATTTGTTTTAGATACGTTACATCCATACGTATCATATTTTTTTAATACATCTACTGCCTTTCTCCATAATTGAATATTCCAATACAACATATCTTTTATCCATTTCATGACAGTTGCCTCCGTTTTAGTACCAAAATGCCGTATTCCTTTCGTATGCAAATAGAAATATAACGTGTTGGGAGGGTCTAGAAAACTATGCTCTTTCATATGCAGTAAAGTAGGTCTTTCATAATTTTTACTTTTTCCTATATAAATTATTTTTATTTTAGGGTCTTCAAAACGTTTATCTTCCATTAATATACCTTCATCATTTACAATACCAACACGAATTTCTTTCACTTTCTCGTATAATCCATATTTTTTAATCGCATTCATCAATATATCATAGGACTTTTGCCAATTTCCTTTTTGACAAACATGTATATATCCAATAATAGTATTGGCTATATTTTTCATTGATTTATTCTTTCTTGATTTATATTTTTTGGTGTTCATACTTTTTATCTATATTTTATTTATACGCAAGAATTATGTAAAGGATATAAAATAATCTAGATAATAATAGTATGATTCTTTTGTTTGGTTCAAATGGTTGGATTGGTTCTAAAGTAGTACATTTAATGAATGAAAAAAATATACCTATAGTAAAATCCACTAGTCGTGCCGATGATATTAGTAGTATTCGTAAAGAAATTCAAGAAAGTTCAACGCCTATCACACACATCATGAGTTTTATTGGTAGAACACATGGTGTCTATGAAAATGAAAAAATAACCACAATTGATTATCTAGAAAAACCTGGAAAATTAGTGGATAATATTCGTGATAATTTGTATGCACCCGTTTCACTAGCATTGCTGTGTAAAGAATTGAACATTCATTTTACCTATTTAGGGACAGGATGCATTTTCGAATATGATGAAGCGCATCCCTATGGGTGTGAAGAGACAGGATTTCATGAAACATCTCTTCCTAATTTTGTTGGGTCGTCTTATTCCATTGTAAAGGGATTTACCGACCAGCTTATGCATCAGCTCCCCATCTTAAATATTCGTATTCGTATGCCAATTACACATGAATACAATGAACGTAACTTTATTACTAAAATTACCAATTACAAAAAAATATGTTCCATTCCAAATTCCATGACGGTGTTAAATGAGCTGTTGCCGTTGATGATTGAATTAGCGTTGCGCAAAGAAGTGGGAACTGTTAATTTAACCAATCCTGGGGTAATTACACATAATGAAATTTTAGACATGTACAAAGAAATAGTAGACCCTGCATTTACATGGGAAAACTTTACACAAGAAGAACAAAATACAATTCTGTTGTCGAAACGGTCCAACAATTGTTTAGATACTCATGTGCTGCAAGAATTTTTCCCACAAGTAAAATCAATTCGTGATTCAGTTCGAGACATTTTGATGCAAATGAAATCATCGTGAATATTTACCGGTTTTGAAAAAAGAATCAAGGACAAATAAAACAAATACGCCTAAAAATACATAGAGTATTAATTCTTCTGTAACTTGTCCTGTTTTTTCATCTTTTTGTTCTTCTAACAAATATATCATGTAATTTAATTTTTCGAGTAATTGTGATTCTTTGGTCGGGTCCATTGGTTTATCATACAATGGATATTCTGGTTCTTCATAAAGAGGTTGATTAAATGGTTCTTTTTCCATTTTTTCGGTTTTTTCTTTTTCTTTCTCCTTTTTTTCTTTTAATTTTTCAATTCCCTTTTTAGGCATATAATCTTGTAATTCGGTATCATCATCTTGAGGTTCTAATTGTCTATTGTTTAATAATTTAGGACGAATTTTATGTTTTATTGTATTCGTGGATGATTCTTCATTAAGAAATGGTGCTGACCAATTCATTAACATTGTATATTATTTTAATAGATTAAAATAATAACTAAATACTGAATTAAGGAATATAAAAAAATAAAGTAATTATATGATTCTAGACATTTTTATTAGCGTTGTATTGTTGATTTTTATTGTTTTTCCAAATTTACTAAAATCCATGAATACATCTGTTGGTAAACTTATATCTTTATTGTTCATTTATTTAATTGTAAAACAAAATGCAATGTTAGGTCTTGTTGCAGGAGCTATTTTCATGATTGAAATATTTAAACCTAAACCTTTTCTTTTACCTAAACATACAACAAACCCTTCTTTATTACCCATCGATGAAACCATACGACCTAAAGATTCAAACACTATATATGTATATAGAAATAGTATCGCACCACCTGGCGAAGAAATATCAGGGTCTATCCCTGGTCCAGTTGCAAATAATAGCATAGGGTCTTATACACAAATTAATCTATAAATAATATATGATTTTATTTCTTTTTGTAATCGTGTTGGTAGTATTACTAGGAATGCAATATAGGAAAGAATCTTTTCGTACTAAAAAGACATCTATGTTAGATTCTTTTATGAATGCATCACCTATGAGTATTGTAGATGGAATTCATAAACGTATTCATCCTTTTATTCCATATAAAAAACAGTACTTTAAGTTGAAAAGATATTTACGGTATCGATAATAATCTAATGAATGTATATGAAAAAATCATGGAATGTAGTTCAAGAAAATTTAAATTTTCTCAATAATTCTAAAATATTTACAGGTTTAATCATGATATGTTTAAACATTGGGTCTAAATTTATTACAGTAAAACTTTCACCTTCTCAAGAAGAATTTATGAAAAATTATGTTGCACGGGAAGTACTTATTTTTGCAGTGTGCTGGATGGGAACACGAGATATTTTAATATCCCTTCTAATAACAGCTGGATTTTTTATAGTCACCGAATTTTTATTCCATGAAGATAGTAAATTATGTGTTGCACCAGGATATTTGAACAAAATCAAAGATTCATTAGATACAGATGGTGACGGTGTTATTTCACAAGCTGAAATTGATAATGCAATAAAACTATTGACTAAAACAAAACAAGCGCACACGTCTAAAGAAAAAGAAAAATTGTTCAAATCATTTTCAGAAAATAAATATTGATTTCATTTGTTGATTGGATGGAAAATAAAAATGGATAAACAATTAGAACAAGATATTATCTATCGTCATTTGGTTCAACAAATTCTTGACCAGTTGCCTATATGTTCGGACGTACAATCACACATCATTTCATACATTTCTAAT